GCGGGCACCTCGGGCACGATGTCGTCGAGAGCGAGGGAGCCACCCTCGGGCGCGGTGAAGGTCACGGTCGGCAGGACCCGCGGGATGCAGGACAGCCGGTAGTGCACCGGGGCATCGGGAGACGAGGCGAGCAGCATCACCGGGTCTCCGGTGCCCTTGACCGTCAGGGTGCCGTCTGCACCGACGACCGCGACCGTCGACCCCGCCCGCAGGTCAGACCCGGACGGGTCGCGCGACACGCCAGGGACCAGAGACAGGGTGATCTCGGTACCAGCGAGGACCGCCCCGTGCGGCGCACTGAGTGGGCCGGTCAGGGTCCAGGTGGGGCGCGCCACCGTCACTCCTCGTCGTGGCGAGCGTCGTACTCGACGGCCGGCTCACCCGTGGGCGTGCTGGGGTCCGTCCGGGACGCGGCCAGCCACGGGCCAAGAGCCGCCGCGATCGCGGCCGCGATGTCCAGCCAATGCGACTGGACACCATCAGTGATGACGCCAGCGACACGGAGGGCCACGATCAGCGCAGCCACCGCGGCATACAAGCGGGTCATGTCGACCCGACGGGCCTTGACGCTCGCGAGGATCTGCGAGCAGACGGCTAGCCCGGCGGTCACGAGGCCGAGCGCGCCCGTCACGACCTCCTGACGGACAGCGCCCGTCAGGACGAGGACCGCCCCGGCGGCAGCGATGGTGCCGTGGATAAGCCGACGGCGGTCCGGCGTCAGCCAGGCATCAATGCGTGAGATCACGGTCAGGCTCCCGAGGTGGTGTGGTCAATCAGGTCGGTGAGACGACGCCGCAGCGTCGCGAGGTAGATCACGGCCAGCCACGCGGCTACCGCCAGGTGCGCGAGCGCGAGATTCGCGCCGGGGATCATCACGACCCAGCCGCCCGGGACGCGAGCAGCAGCACCGCGAGAATGCCCCCGACGAAGAGCACGGAGCCGATGGCCTCGACCATCAGCCCGCGGTGACCGTCAGCCGCTTGGCGACGTCTGCCGCGAGGGCATCGAGGTCGGCGACCACGACACCAGCCGAAGCCAGTGCGCCACCCAGAGCCGAGGCCAGGACCGCGGGGGCCTGCCCGGACAGGACCCGGCCGAGGTTGCCGTCGAGATAGGCCAGGGTCGTGCGCAGCGTGGTTGTCCCGGACGCGCCCGGACCCTCACGCTTGATCTGGGCGTCCATGATCTCCTGCCGCACGACCGCGCGCAGCTCGTCGAGAGTGGCCATGATGTCCTCCATCTGCGCGATCTGCTCGCGCATCCAGTCGATCCCGGCGCGCCAGTCGCGCCGAACTTTGGGGGCGGGGTGATAGTCGCGCCCGCCCTTGCCCTCCAGGCCGAGGCCGTTGTATCCGGCGTCGGCGGCAGCGATCTGGTAATCGCTGCCCGCGATGCACGGACAGTCCAGGGCCAGATGGATGTGGTCGCCCATCGAGTACTGCCCCCACCGGACGCCGCGACACCACGTGCCCCGAGCACCCGCCTCGCGGGCGTCAGCGACAATCCCGGCGTCGGTCTGCACCAGATCCAGGGCTGTGCCCTGGCCGTGGGTGCCGCCGCTCTTGTCCGACCATCCGTAGGCCTGCACGATGTCCAGTGAGCGCTTGATCCGACCCCGCGCGACCTGCAGGCGGGTGAAGAGCGCCAGCCAGTCCCGCATGTGGGAGCACCCGTATGCGCGAGCTCCGGAGGTCAAGACCTGCCCCAGGTCCACCATCGCGATGCCGTCGCCCATCAGGGCCTCCTCAAGCTCACGGGCACACGCCCAGATGACAGCGGCCAGCTCGGGACGGCCAGACGCGATGTGACGCCAGCCCTGGGTGTGCCAGGCGCGGGCGAGGTCAGCCAGTGGCACCGAGCAGGGCCGTCTCGACCCGGTCGGCGTCGGCTTGGTGCGCTGCGGCAGCAGCGACGTCCCCGGCTTTGAGCGCGATCGCGGCGTCAGTGCGGATGCTCGCCGCCACCGCGAAGAGCGCCTGGCGCTGCGACACCAGGGCGGTCCAGATCTTGTCCAACTCCCCACGGAGGTCTTGATCCAAGTCATATGCCGCACGGCGCGCGGCCTGCGAGTCAGATGCCGCCTCGCGGCGGTCCTTGCGCGAGTTGAGCCACAGAGCGCCGACGCCCGTGACGATGGTGCCGAAAGCCAGCAGCCACGGCGGCTCAGGCATCGCGTCGCGCCCTGACGACCGCGAGGAGCCCATCTGTGCGCCGCATCACCGCGACCGGGATCAACGTCCCCGGCGCGAGCAAGAGACGACAACCGGCCATGATGCTCTCCGGGACCCCGGATGCCAGCAGGGGGACCGCCTGGACCAGGGTCACCGCTGCGAGCGTCGCGACGGCTGTCGCCTCAGTCCGCTCCCACCGGGCAGCCCACGCACCGACACCCCACGCGCCGACCAGTGCCGACGCCGCAGCGAAAGGCCAATGCGACGGCCACAGCAGCGGCGTGGAGGCACCCAAGAGGACCCACCCGACGTAGTAGCTGAGGATTGACCACTCGATCCAGTGCCGACCGCGCCACCGCAGGTCTATCGTCCGGTCGATCATCACAACCCCCTGGCGCGTAGGGCTGCGTTGACCCGGCCCGCGACGATCGCGTGACCGAGCGCGTTGATATGTAAGCCGTCGCCGATATACAGCGCTGGCGACCCGAGACCGCCGGCCACGTCACCGAGGCGCCCTCGGATGTCGATGACGCGCTCCGGCCACTGCTGGCACAGCCACGCATTCCATGACCTGATTCGGGCTTGGATGATGTCGGGCCACGTCGGGGTGGCCTCCGTCAAAGTCCCGTGCGTCCGTGGCGCGAGCGTCACCCACAGCACGAGCGGCACCGCGGCAGCGGCGAGAGCCTGATCGAGCGCGATCGCCGCCCACCGGGAGTGCTCGATCGACCGTGGGTCTGCCGGGTACGGCCACTCCGGAGAGTGGGTGATGACGTCATTGTGGCCCGCCCACACCACTGCGACGTCGGCGGCGCCCATGCCGGTGAGAGTGTCCCGGACCAGCGGAGCCGACCCATGCAGGAACGACCCGCCGACGCCGCGGTTGGTGACCGTGACGCCAGTCAGCAGCGACGGCCAGGCCTCGGTCGAGGGCGAGTCGAGATAGCGGCCCGCGGTCATCGAGTCGCCGAGGGCAATGAGGCAGGTCATGCGATCGGGTGCACCCCCATCAGTGAGAGCTGGTGACCGGCCGCCCACGCCACGCCTGGACCCCCGGAGCCGATGAGCGTCTCGGTCGAGTTGCGCAGCATGTAGCACGTGCCAGCAGCCTGGACGCAGGCCGTGATCGGGCGCCGCACTCCGCCGGTCGTGATCGACCCCACGGCCACGACGTCCTCAGTCGCCATCACGCCCTCGATCGAAGCCGGGAGAGACATGAAATACGATCCGGCGCCGGCCGCGAAGGTTGAGCCGATGACAAGCCGCAGGCGCCACATGATGGATTTCCCCACGCGGTGATACAGCCCAGTCAGCGTCGAGTTGCCGAGGGAGGGTGCCGTAGTGTCCGACGAGAGGGTAGGGGTCCATGGGGTCCACGCTGACTGCAGCAGCGTCAGGGGGATGCGCAACTCGTCGTTGAGCATCGTCTGCGTGACGAACTCGCCCGCGACCCACGTTCGCGGGGAGCTGTTCAGGTCGCCCATGGAGGTCCTCTCACCAAGCCAATCGAGTCGTCGCACCAAGCTCTGAGCGGCCCACGACGCCCAGTCGCCACACCGCGGCCGGTGACGCCATCGACGTCGACAGCACTAGATCCCATCCCGATGCGCTGATGGACTCGGCTACGCCCTCGACCCAGACCGGCCGAGACGCCGCGCCCAGCTGTGGCGGCAGCGACGTCAGCGTGACGAGTGATGACACATCCAGCATGAGAGCGACCGCGCGGACTGAGGCGTCGGTGAGGAGATCGACAGTCACACCCTCGATGCGGGGGGTGGGGCTCTTCGACGCGGCCAGCTCGGACGCAGCCCGGTCAGATGCCACCGACCATGACGACGACGCGAGATCCAGAGTCCGAGACACACGTCCCCACGCCACGATCGAAGCTGCGTCCTCCGCCCGCGCCACACCTACGGCCGAACGCACCGTGATGTCATTGCACAGCGTCGCGTCGTCGAGGATCACGGAGACGCCGACACCGACCTGCTCCGCCGACGCATCGAGTGACGCGTCGGCCGTGCGATTCCAACGGTCCGATCGCGAGCGATAGACGACGACGCCCGAGCGTGATGCCAGCACCAGGCCGCCGTCCGTGGCCGCAACCTCCTCGATCGCAGCCAGCGCAGACACGCCCTCCATCGACGTCGGCGAGAGACTCGACTCCACCCCAGCATCGATCGCCTGAGCTGCGGCGGGCACACCAGCCCACGCCGCGATTCGCGCGATCCGAGCACCTGGCGTGTCGCCGGGATATCCCGCTCCTGACGCGACGTGCATCGTCCGGCCCGACAGCGTCACTGGCTGGTTAACGGACAGCCCCGCGTGCGCAACTCGGCCCGCCATGCAGCCGCCCGACCCCGACCCGATGAAGAGCCGCGACCACGACACCCCGGTCCCAGCGGCGACCGTCACGGCCGGCTCAAGATCGACATACAGCGCGACCGACGTTGTTGTGAGATGCATCGACACGTGACGCCACAGACCGTCCGCGATCGACTGCGAGAAGGTGGCTGCGGTCGTCGCACCGAGCGTGCTCACGTACTGCACCCTCGGCCGGCCAGCCACCAGGATGACCTCGAAAGCGATCCCAGACGGTGACTCCAGTCGGAAGATCGTCCCCGACAACGACTCGACCGACACGAATGCCTCGACGTAGACGCCGTTGGACCCTGCCGCAACAGCCGATCGCGCTGCATTCGCGACGAGCGCAGCGCCGTTGCCAGCGTCAGGTGACACCAGTCTCACCGCGCCCGAGGATGCGCCGACCGGACCGACAGCGCCCCACTCGATCGACCCTGTGCCGTAGGTCACGGGCACCAGGTCACCAATCGGAGAGGACGGCATACGCTGCCCACATACGGACGTCGCAGCATCCCCGAGGGGCCAATACGCGCCGGCCTTGGTCGCGCGGTACGCCTCCTCGACACCGCTGACGAGCGAGTGCAACGCCAAGGTCTTGAGCCGATCGGACGCTGAGATGCGACACAGGGCCGATGCCGATACGGGCGAGCGAAACCCGGTATCCCATTCATCGACGAAGCCGACGAATCGGGGCGTTTCCGAGCCCGACACATACGACACCTTGATGGGCGTACGAAGCGCGACCGGGTACGGCGACCCCGCAGCCCCAGGAGTGAAGGCCCCATCTGAGTTGTCGAAGACGAGCTTCATCGTCCCGGTCCCAACCGCCGACATTTCATCGGTCCGGCCGCGGGAGATCGAGATCCCCTCAGTCATGAGCACCCGAGTCGTCACGTCCGTCCAGACGATGGACGACGTACCGGGGCCCTGGCCAAGGCCGAGATAGACCTTGATGCCGTCCAGGACGCTCATCCGAGCCCCAACGCCCCGCCGGTCTGGCGATTGATTCGAGCAGTCGCGCGGGCGATCTCACGACCGTCGATCGCGACCGGGACGACGACGGTTGTCACACCGGCTCCACCGGATGCGACACCGGACAGCGACCTATTCGGAATGACGGTGCCGCCAGAAGACCCGGTGAAGAGCAGCTCTGGACCCTCCTCGCCGACCAGATAAAACCGCCCGGGAGAGACAGGGCCACCACCAGCGCGAGCGCCGCCATAGGGCACGTCCATCGCGTTGAGCTTGGCGTTGACGCTGATCTGCCCGGGAATGCTGTTGAGCATCGACTTGAATCCTGAGACGCGGGCCATCGCCTCGGCCACCTCGGCCGTGATCGTGATCGCTTTGCCGTCTGGGGTCTGCCTGATCGACGCGGAGAGACTGTCGACGGCTCCGCGAGTGAGGCCGAGCTTGTCGGCCAGCGCGATAGCTGCCCTCTCGTTGCCCGTGAGTACGGTCGCCTGAGCGATGAAGTCCGCGCGGCGCTTGGCCATGACAGCGGCGGCTGTCTCGACGCTGTCGCCCTGTGCCAACGCTGCCTTGGCGGCAGCCAGGGCGGCGTCCCGCACCCGGTCGAGCGCGGCCTCGTTGTCGCGGCCGGCCTTCGCCGCGGTGTCGAGCGTTCGACCGTTGTCCTTGATCGCCGCCTTGAGGTCCGTCAGCGCCTGCTCATAGTCCCGGTTCGCTCGGCGGGAGGAGACCATGTTGTCCTGCAGTCGTCCTTGCGCCTCCGCGAGCGCGTCCGAAGCGCTAGTCGCTTCGCGCTGGGCCTTGGTCATCCCATCGATGCTCCGGGCTGCGTCTGCTGACGCGGATCCAGTGCCGCCGATCGCTGGCTTGAGCTGCTCGGCGACCAGCCGTGCACGGGTGCCGTCGCGGTTGATCGCGTCTAGCGCGTTCAGCAGCGGCTTTGCCTCCCAGCCGCCCGACGGGTCCGCTGCGAGGATGCGGTCCTTGAGCTGCTCGATGCCGGTCGCACCCTCCTCGGCGGCTTTGAGGACGTCGTCCATCGAGATGCCGAACTGCTCCGAGAATCGCTTGAAGTCTTCGGCGTCGACGTCCTTGAGCATCTTGGAGGCCACCCACTCGCGGGATGCTTGGGTGAAAGCCCCCGTGGTCCGATCCAGCGTCGCGGCCAGGTCGTCGCCGGCCTGCTTAGCGTCTTCCTGAGCCTTCGCCCAGAACCCAATCGCGGCCACTGCAGCGAGGATGATCCCGACCGGGGTAGCCGCCATCGCCGCGTTAAAGGCCCATGCCCCCGCCGCGGCCACCTTCGACGCCATTGAGTGCGCGATCCGGGCACCCGTGTTTGCCGTGGTCGCTCCCGTGTCGAGGACCGTAGCTGCAGCCGATGCCGCCTGCCGTGCCCGCCAGATGTCCATGACGACACCGACCGCGGTCACGACCGATCCGGCTGCCGTCACCGCAGGGCCGTACTTCTCGGCGATCGCCGACGCTGCGTTGTCCAGCCAGGCTTTGCCCTCACGGATCTTGCCGGCGAAGCTGTCCGCCGACGCGGCGGCGCGGCCCGAAAGCTGAGTGGCGAGCTGGTCCAGGGCACCCTCGTAGTTCTTCGCGCCGTCTGCGCCCTGGTCGACGACGATGCCGAATTCCTTGAAGATCTTCCCGGCGCCACCGTGGGCCTTAGCGACGATGCCCGCCGCCTCACCGAGGCTGATCTGCTTCGCCGCCGCGAGGTCCGTCGCGAGCTGCATCCGCTCAAGGGCGAGCGTCGGGTCCTTGTATGCGTCGACAAGCTTGGTCAAAGCGTTCTTGACGTCGCCGTCGGTGTTGCCCCACTTGACCTGGGACTCGACCAGCCCGTCAATCTGGTCGGCGTAGTCATCGACACTCTTGCCGGTCGCTTCGACCGCGGCGGCGAGCCGATTCTGGGCCTCAACATCACCCGACGCCATCTGCTGCATGGCCAAGCCAGCCCCCACAGCCACCGACCCGACACCCATCAGCCGCTTGCCCAGCTTGTCCGAGCGCGACCCCATCGCCTCCATGCCCTGGGCGGCGCGGTCGAGCAGCTCACCGGCCTCGCCGCCGACGACAGAGCCCATCCGACCGACCGCACCAGACAGCTTGGACGCAGCCGATTCGGCCTGTTCACCTACTCCCTTGACGGCCTTTGACGCGCCCCGGTCCTCGCCGAAGAGGAGGTACTTGAGGGTGACCTCAGACATGCCCCCTCCTCGCCTCCAGCCAGTCGTCGCACTGTGCGGCGAAGATCTGCCAGTCAGACCAGGACATCTGCCGCACATTCATCGGGGTGAATCCCGGCCACACGTGACACAGCACGGCGATGCGTTTGCGCAGCTCACCCTCGATATCGACGGCGAGCGCGTTGGGTGATCGGTCCAGCCGTGCTTTCAGCCCCGACCGGAATCCGGCCGGGGCTGCTGAGGGTCCTCGGGCTCCACGCTGGGCGCCGGCGGCTCGGGGAGCCAGTAGAAGCGGGACGGGTCGAGCATTGGGACGGACTCGATGGCGGCATTGAAGGTCAGCGTGTCCTCGCCTGCGTCCTTCCGTGCCCGCCACACCGCAAGGGCGATCCAGACCAGCGTGCCGGGATGACTCTTCGCACCGCGACCGAGCGCCATCGCCTCGGACATGAGGTCGAGCATCTCGGCCCACGATGGCCAGCCCTGATACCGGGCCTCCCGGTCGTATGCCAGAGCATCAGCCAGGCTGATGTGATCGACCGCCGACGTGTCGTAGACCGTGCCGTCCAAGACGAATCTCACGAGCCCTCCAAAGACTTGACGGCCTCAGCCATCGCCGACTCGACCGCCGCTTGAATGGCCGGCACGCCAGCGCTGACCGTCTCGAAGAAATACCCCGGACGACCGGACTGCTGAATCCACGCGCCGCGGTTGCCGAACACCGGATGTCGCCACCCACGTTTCGACTGCCACGCGCCAGCGAGCCGACCCCGGGAGACGATCCGCACGCCCTCGCGAGTGGTACCAGTCATGATCTGCGCGGACACGCCAGCCGCGATGTCGTCGCGCAGGCCGGTCGACCGACCGCCGCCCGCCGCGTAGCCGTAGGAGCGGCGCATCCGTCGCCCTTCCAGCTTCCACCCAGCCGACTGAGCGACTCCCTCGCCCTGCTGCCGTGCCTCAGCCTGCACCGCTGACACGATGCCTTTCGACGCGTCCCGGATCCGCTTCCGCAACGCCCGCTTGAGCTTGGGTTCGACCTGACTAGACCGAGCGAAAAGCTCCCGAAACGACGGAGCCTGCACCTCCAGATGGAGGGCGTCGGACGATCCGCGGTGGACAGCCACTCAGAGCGCGGTGTCCGCAGTCCGCGCGACAAGCCACATCGGCTGCGCCGCACTGAGGCCGTCCAGACCGGTGAAGCTGATGCCTTGCGCCACGAGGTTCCCCGCATTGGCCTTCGGCAGCTCACCATCGAGCTTGATCTCGGGGATGACGACCTGCAGGGTCTCCGACCCCGTGGCGAGCGCCCCAGCCGTGAAGGTGAGCACGAGACTCATAGGGGTGTCGGCGATCAGCGCATCTCGCATGATCGTCGAGTCGTACTCGACGGTGAGTTTGCCGCCGATCGACCGGAGGCCTTGCACGAGCTGGGCAGACTTCTTGCCGGCGCCGCCGAGGAAGAATCGGTCCGTGGCCAGGCCGTTGGAGACCGTGATGCCGAAGTCGGTGACGTTCGCGACCGGGGTAGCGCCGGCAGCCAGGGCCGTCGTCGTCGGAGCCGTCAGCGTCCCCGTGTGGATGGCGCCGCCCGCGAAGGCGAAGAGGTTTGACGTCCCGGCCGGGTAGGACGGGGGCGCGTATGCCGTGGCCGTGTCCAGGTCGCGGCAGTCCCACGTGGTCTTGAGCTTGAGGATGCCGGCCTTGTCCATGCCGAGCTCCCACCCGGTGACGACGCTCGACCCGAAGGTCAGAGCGTCGACCGTCCCAGACGACCGGGGGAGGCCCTTCTGCACGGTGACGAACGGCATCGTGTCGGCGAAGGTGAAGACCTGCTGGTAGACGCCGGCGCTGACCAAGGTCGATGATCCCGAGCCCATGCACGCCTGCCACACCAGGCCCATGCCCTTGGACAGGACGTCCAGGGAGATGTCACCGCCCCCGTCCATGGTCGCTACGACCCGACGTCCGGACCGGGCAACGCGAGACCCGACCCGTAGGCCGGACCCCTGGACGATGCCCTTGCGGTAGTCCAGAGACTCCGCCGAGAACTCCAGCCAGCGCGTTGGGGTGACGTTCGTCCCGAACGTCCCCTGCAAGCCGAGGCCGATCGAGCAATCCTGAGCTGTGGTCACTTCGTCGCCGCCTTCTTGGGCTCGGTGGGCTCACCGGCGGGCGCGTAGTTGCCCACCTGCTTCAGTAGTTCGGTGCCGACCTCGTCGGGCACCTCGAAGACCTCGCCGGGCTCCAAGCAGCCGACGCCCTCGCCGGCGACGTCGCCTTCACGGCGAGCGACAGGCAGGTCGACGCGACCCAGCGGGCTGATGTTGCGCAGCTTCACAGTGCCCTCCTATGGGAGTAATTGAGAGGCCCCAGACGGGGCAGTGTTAGAGGGTGCAGGCCGCGGAGACCTGGAATGCCAGCAGGACCCAAGCGCCGTCCTCGGCCGTCTGGTCCTGATAGAGCCGCGTCGAGGAGATTCTGAGACTCGTCACGGTAGGCAGCCCAAGCGGAGGATGCGTCGCCCGCAGGATGCCGTCCACGGCATCGAGGACGGCATAGGCGTCGCGCCGTGCGACACCGAGATCCCCGTCACCGTCCGTCGCCTGGACAGCGCACCTCACCGTGGCCGTCTCTGAGGCGCGCCGGCCCGCAGCGTAGGCGTACTCGATCTGCGAGTCAGCCGAGTCGGCACGGGACTGATCGGCGGGATCGTCAACCCCGACCGCCAGGAACGTGCCCGGGTCGTTCGACAGTGGGTGCCCGTCATGCACTGGACACAACACCGCCACTTGACACGCTGACACAAGGGCGTCGATCAGCAGCGGGACCAGGGAGGCGGTCACGCCATGCTCACCATGCGGTAGGGGTCGAGGAGCTCACGGACACGGTTGGGGATCAGGTAGCCGGGCGGCTGATTGCTCGGGTCAACTCCGCGAGTGGTGGACCCGCGCTGGGGCTGCCAGAGGTGCCGGACCATTTCGAGGATGGCCGTGCGGATCGCGGCGGGCACGGTCGCCCAGCCCGAGACGTAGGTGATTGCGTAGCGGCCGTATGGCAAGCCCGGAGCGACGATGACGCCAGAGCGCGTCAGCTCGACGCCGTCCGTCATCGTCACCCCAGACGAATCTGTGATCGAGGAGACAGCCGAGACTGGCCACGACGGCAGGACGAACGTGGGTCCGCCCTGGATCACAGCTACCGCCGTCGAAGTCGTGAGGGGGCCGACGATGTTCGCCACAACCCCTTCCGCCGTATCGATGACCCCTTGCAGTACACCCGGATCGAGCGCCGGACTGCTCAGGTTCATGCGGAGGTAGTTCGACGCCTCATCGACGGTGATGACAGCCATGGGTCACCGACGGCCGCGTCGGGGAGCCTTCTCGTCGGCACTCTCGACGGACTTGTCCTCAGCGGCATGGACGGCCTTGCGGGCAGCCTTCCGCTCGGCGAACGTTGCGCCCATGACGGACGGGAGCGCGACCGGCTCGGCCGGAGCGAGGGACGTCGCCTTCTCGGGAAGATCGACGGCGTTGAGATCAGACATTGGCTCTCCTAGGTGTGGGCGGGAAGTCCGACGGCCAGTCGCTGCTCGGCTGGCCGTCGGACTGAGGGTCAGACCGCGGTGACGGTGCAGAACGCCTGCGGGTCGAGGACTCCGAACGCGGCTCGCATCTCCGCGAGGATCGCGAGGAGGTTGCGGACGAAGTAGTCCTCGTGCTGGTCGGACACCATGAGGGACACGCCCTCGCGCTGCCACAGCACCGCTTGACGGAAGTCGCCGACCAGGGCGGTGTTCTCGGTCATCGCCTCAGAGACGACGACCTTGAGACCCCACAGCTGGTTGAGCTGGTCGACGCTCGCCCGCGGATCACCGATCAGGTAGTCACCATCGACATTGCGGGCGAGCAGGAATCCTGCCGAGTACCAGTCATTCGGGTGGATGACCAGCGCGTTCGGGCGACGGCGGCCGGTGACCCGGACGGAGCGGATCGCGTCGACGATCGCGTCGATGTCCGTCCCAGCCGAGCCGACGGTGAGGATCCCCGAGTTGAGGATGCCGGTGAAGTTCTCGCCCGCACCCGATCCGGCGAGGATCTGGTCGTCCAGCTCCTCGGCGAGGCCGTAGCGCAGGAAGTTGTCGATGAGGGTGCGGACCTGGCCCGCGTCGGACACGGCGCGCTTGGTCGCCGGGATCCAGTGGGCGATGGTCTTGACCGACGTCGACACGACCTCGAGGGCAAGCCCCGATTCGGGCTTGTACCCGCCGCCCGCGTTCTGCACGAGAGCACCAGCAGCGCCGGGGGCCGTCGGGGCAGCATTGGTCGTCGCTTCTGCGACCGGGGCGGCGTTGTTGGTCTTGCCCGTGATCCGGACGTATTCGACCGTGTCGGAGGTGGTGCTGCCGGGGGTCACCAGGTCGGCGATCCAGAGCTCGCGCTCTCCGATGAGGTCGACGGTCTGCCCGTACCGGTCGTTCTCGACGAACGCGCCGGCCGAGGTGGACGAGACGCCGGTGACGAGCGCCTTGAGGTCGGCCGCGAACGGCGCCGACTGGAGGCCCTTGATGGACGACGGGATGACCCCGTCACGGCCGGCGAACCGACCCATGAAGTCCTTGTAGGCGCCCGACTCGACGAACATCTCGCCGAAGGTCTTGGCCTTGGTGTCCATGGGGAGCCCGGCCGCGGTCAGGACCGGGCCGGACTTCACAGCCGGCTGGGTGCCGCTGAGCTGCGACAGGAACGACTTCGCGTCGTCGATCGCGCCCTTGGCCTCACCCTCGGCGATGACGGCCGCCTTGAGATCCTTGATCTCGGACATGCGGTCCTTGAGCGCGGCGAGGTCCTCGCCGGTCGGGCCACCGTCCTTGGTGTCGAGCTCCTCGCCGTACTTCTCAAGCGCGGCAACGGCGGCCTTCAGCCGCTCCTGCGTGTTCTGGTGCGACATGCGCGTGGCCCCTTTCTGGGCAGCACAAACACCCCGAGCGGGTCTCCGCTGGGGCTAGATGGGTGGGTGACTACTGGGCGACAGCCAGCAATGCGGCGCGCGCTCGGATGAGCGTCGCCTCGACCACGGTGCTTGCCGGCGACTTGCCATCGGGGGTCGCGGGGGCGGACGTGGAACCGTCGGGCTCGGGAGCCGTCAGGTGCGCGGCACCGGTGGTGTCCGCGAGTCTCTGGTATGCCTTCGCCACGAGGACGGCGGCTTCACGATTGGACGGCACGGACACGAACGAGCCCTCGAGGAGTTCGCCTTTCGTGATGTGTGGCACCCCGTCCATGTCTGAGCGGGTCGCGCCCATGAATCCGACGCTGGTGTGTCCGATCACACCCTCTGCGACGAGGGTGCGGATCTCCTGCGCCCGAGGCGTGGACGCGTATCGACCACGCGCCTTGAGGACGTCGCCGTCGTAGAACGGGACGGCACGCCCGACCGGGTCGTGGAAGTCATGGAACGCGTGGAACGGGATGGACTCGGGCAGCGGCTCGAACGCGCGGGCGTCGATGACCTCTCCGTCGCGGTCGACGGTGCAGGCCGAGAGGATCACCTCGAACTCGCCGTTGGGGTCGGTCGCATCGTCGAGGGACTTCACCTCGGCGAGGGCCATGAAGTGTTTCACGCGTCCTCCTTGATGGTCTTGATGCGAGCTCGCAGGCCCTCCACCGATCCAGACGACGCGCGCTCAACGGCTACGGCCTCTCGGATCGATCGCGCGAGCGGCTCTGGGATGTCCCGCACAAGGTCGTCATCGACCACGTCGGACAGGTCGGATTGCCAGGACAGGCGGCCGAGCACCGACCTGGCGAAAGTGACGGAGATGGGCGCCTCACGAACGCTGGCCGCGGCCTGCGCGTCGATCGCGTCGAGCGGCATCGTGGCTGTGTTGAGGAAGATCCGGTCCGTACCAGGGATGAACGGCAGATTTTCGACGCGGCGCTTCTCGGCGATCGTCATGTGCGTCGCCTTCGCGAGCGCATCCTGACGTCCCTCGAAGTCCCCGCGCAGCACCTCATCCATGAGGAACTCGGCATACACGGCGTCGTCGGGCCACTCGACGGCTCGCAGGTCGAGCTCCAAGGTGGCCTCGAACGACCGCGCCCGCGGCCCTTGGGTGTCGCGGTAGACCGAACGGAACTGCTCGGTGATGTTCGAGAAAGTCGCGCGGTCCAGAATGTGAACTGCCGGCGGCGGAATGTCGTATGTCGCGCACACCTCCTCACGGTTGAGGCGGCGCGTCTCGATGTACTGCGCCTCCTCGGCCGTGAGTTGCATGACCTCGGGCTTCATGCCCTCTTCGAGCACCACCGTGGCGCCCCGGTTGCTGGCGCCAGATGTCGCCGAATCCCACTGCGCCTTGAGTCGCATCGCGGCCTCTGGGCTGATCCGGTTCGGGTGCGTCAAGATCACGCCAGGGCGTGCGCCGTTCGACCAGAACGCAGAAGTAGCGGATCGTGCGTTCCACTCATTTTCGAGAGTCGCGCGGAGCGGCTCAAGCGGCGATAGACCCTCAGTGAGCGACGTCGGGTGGTAGTGCTTGAAGACGATCAGATCCCGAGAGGGAATGTCTTCGATGACGAGCCGGCCATTGTCGAAGCGACTCAGCCCGGTCCTCGGGTCAAGCGTCAATGACGTCGGGTGCAGGGGCCACAGCGACCGCACGGTGCCCGACCCGTCGCGACCCTTATAGAGCACGGCCTTGCCGTAAATGTCCCGCGTCGCCGACACCCAAAACCACATGTGGTACGGCGACAACGCCGGGTTCGGGTGGCTCAGCAGCTGCGACATCGGGTGATCCGACCATCGCGGCCGGTCCATCTCACCCCGGCGGTAGCACGGGAGTGGGAGACGCGCGATGCCACCAGCAAGTTTGTTGACTACGACGTAGACCCACAGGTGACGCTCATACAGAAGTCCGTAGGACTGAGTTGCCCACGACCCGGCCATGCCGGGGAGGTAGGTGATGGGGAAGCTCGACGGGGTTGCGCTGATCGGGGTCTTCGTGATGAGGGTTCCGCCGCTCACAAACATGGGCGCCCCCTCACGGTCGCTGGACGTAGGCGACCTCGTCCCAGAGGATCACCAGCTCCCCGTCGACGGGGATGTCGGATTGGCGCTGACCCACGCCTACGGCGATGGTTTCGCGGAGCACGAGCACGCGGCCGTCGTGGTCGAAGAGGATGCCCTTGAAGGAATCGCCAGCCTTGAGGGTGACGATCACCCGGGAGCGCAGCCGATCGCGGAGAATGCGGGACCTCACAAAGTCACCAGTCCTCGCTCCTCGTAGACGGACGCCGGCTCAGTCGCAGCACGCCACAGGGCGAGCGACACGGCATACGTGGGAGTGATGTCGACACCTGAGCGGCGCCGGTGCCAGCGCCACTGGCCTTCCCCGTCCTCACGGTCCCGACGTGACGCCGCGATCGCTTCCGCAAGGTCAGGCTGACCCGAGTGCACGACGCTCTTGGACTGAACGAGGGCGTACAGCAGTCCACAAGCAGCAGAGACCTCGCCGCCGGGAACGACGTCGACCTCGATACCAGCGGCCTCGAGGTCAGGCTTGAGAACCATCGCCGCAGAACCAGAGGCAATGGAGACTGTGAGACGCCCGCGCGCTTCACGGATCTCGACGCAGCGCGAGACGACCCACTCGATACCTTCGCGGTAGTCGATGAGCCCGCCGCGGTGGGTGATCTCGACCCCAGCGCCGCCCGTCGTCGCCTTGCCAGCGACCGCGATGCACGCCCGCGACTGATCTGGAGCGACGTCAATAGCGAAATGCTCGCCCGACTCGATCCGCGCATCGGGGTCGCGGCGTCCGGCCCACGCTGTCGCGGTGATCGTGCCGCGGACCATCTCATCCCAGATGCCGCGAGCTTCGCGCTCGAACGCGTCGGACTCGAGGTTCTTGTGCATCCTCAGCATCGCCCGCGTTGTCGTGCGGTGCGGGTAGGACGGGTTGAATCGTGCCCACTCTTCACGGTCGAGCGGGTCCGTTGCGGGGTCGGCCGAGAGCTCGATATAAAGCACGTCGGTCGATCCGCCGGACAGGGCTTCGGTGCGGAAGTTCCGGAACACCTCGCCCGGGTCTTTCGGTCGAGGAGGGGTTCCGATGTAGATGATGAGCGGGTTCGCCGCGACATTCGTTGCCGGCACCATGTCCTCCACGGTCGCCTCGGTGAGGATCTGGCCCTCGTCCATGACGAGCACGTCGACGTCAGCGAATCCACGACCGAAGCCGCGCTCGCGTGCCCCGAAAAGGACCCGCGAGCCGTTGGTGAAGTGGATGCTCTTGTCATCGCCAGACCGGAAGATCTGGGCGACGTGTACGGCGATCTTCGGCTGACGCGCCATCGCCGAAAGCGACCCGAAAACCTCGGCAGCGGTCTTGAAGCGGTGGGCCGTCCAGATGACCGTGAGGCCGGGGTGGATGAGGCACAGCGCGAAGACGATCGCGCCGATGAGGAACGTCTTGCCAACCTGCCGCGGGATCGAGATCACCACGGTGTCGGCGGCATATAAGCCGTCCGCGTTCTTGGCCAGGATGAGCCGCCCAGCGCCGTCCTGCCAACGGTCGAAGGTCAGCCCCAGCTTCCCGCACGTCCGCTCTACGGCCGGCCAGCCCGTGGAGACGATGCCATCGGGCTGGACGATGTGCCGAGCAACCTCAGATAGCTTCGCCGTCCCACGCGGCGTCGGGGGTTTCCGCGGCCGCGCCGATGTCGTCCTCTTCGCTGGCGGCATTGATGGCCTCGATCTCCCGGGCGATCTCCTGCAGCCGACGCGTCAACGCGGCGAGGTCTCGGGGCGGGCAATTCGGGTTCTGCACGGCGACCGCGACTCGCTCACGCATGGCCACCAGGAGTTCGAGGTGGGTGCCGCTGGCCGCCGCCTCGATGATCGACTTCGGCTTGACCTTGGGAGCAGGCTCGTCGGCGGACACGGCGCGCAAGGGAGTCCGAGCCACTCGACTCACCCCCTAAATCGGGTACCCCACGCCCGGACCTCGGCCTGGGCTGCCTTCTCGATCGCGATTGCAGGGTGCGGGGTCGGATTGCCCTTGGCGTCAGCGACGATCAGACCCTCACGGTCAATGCGCGCCTGGGCACCGCGACCTTCCGCGGCCGAACCTTGCGGGTATGGGTCTGGGCAGTACGCTCGGCCATATCGACTCCTCAGTAGTCGGTCACGCCCCCGGGAGGTTGCCGCCTTCGCGGGGGTCTCTGGTGCTCCCAGTCTACCGCAACGCCTCGTGGAAAAACGAGGCGAGCGAAAATCGTCGGG